GTTATGTTTTCCATTTAACACGAATAAAGGTTAGTAATACATTTTTTCTGTCTGCTATGTAAGCCCATTTAATTTGGATAAAAACGGCTTCAGTTTTTAGCGAGCTTTCCCCCTCACTTGTGAATTTAGGTGTTAGGCTTTTACCTAACACCTTTTCAATTATACTGTAGGGAACTTCTTTGCTTAAGTTAATGCTATCCTGCGAAAAGGTAAAATTAGGCTGTTTATAAATTTGCCTTATTGCCTTTTCAGAGAAAGACTGAGCTATCTGGTCGTAGTCTGCCTGCCTTAGTACGGCGCAACTTGAAAACAGGATAGGCAGACCGCATATCAATAAAACAGTCCAAATTTGCCTATTATCAATTTTGTCTTTTGTTTTCTTTGCGTCTGCGCTCGATATAAAACCGAAGGCAATACACAATGTTAGCATAGCCTCTGCAATTTCTTTCGTGATAAAGCCTGTGTAGGCGAGTAGGGGCAATAGCAGTGCTACCACACCGAATAATGTGGTTTTCCAATTTTTCATTATGCTTTGGGAGATGGATTAGGATAAATTTGAGAGTAACCAAATGGGTCATTTTCATAAATGTTTTTCGCGTCAATACCAATGCTTTTCAACCACGTTGGTATAAAGAAACAAGGGCAGGCTTTATTCCAAAACTGATTGTGCCCCGCAATTTTGATATTGGGGTGCTTTGCAATCATCTCTTTTACCAATTTGGTAAGTGAGGCGGTTTGTTCTTTGGTACGTGTATCTTTTGGCACACCGTTTTTGTCAAGCCCACCAATCATACACACATTCAAAGCGTTCAAATCTACAGCAGGCGTACCCACCCCGTATGTCATTTCAAAGGGTTGTATGCCATCACTGTCATCGACTTGCCAAGTTTCCACAACTTGTCCGTTTTCTTCAATAATACGCGCATATCCAGGGCGACCCCACCCCAAAGTATTTACGTGGTAGTTTACGATTGCCTTTGCATTCCACCCAGCAACCCGTTCAGGCGTGGCAGATACGTGGATAACCAACCATTCAACTTCTGCTTTTCTTACAAGTCCTAATTTTGAAAGCGTGTTGTAACCAACTATGCCGTCAGTAGCAAGCCCCTGCTTTGTTTGGAAGTCAATAACCGCATTGCGCGTGCTGTCGCCAAACCAACCATCGACTTCTAAAGAATAGCCATTTTTGTTAAGAGCAGTTTGCACATCTCTCACATCTTGCCCAAAAGAGCCTGTTTTTAATATTCGCATCTTATTTCTTATTAGGATTTGTGAAATTCAACACCCAAGTCAGCTTTGTAAATTGTTCGCAAAGTTCGTCAAAACTTAGCAAGTTGGCGTTAATCTTAAAATGGTAGCTTACCATAGCTTGCATTTGTCTAATATTACCAACTTGCTTGTATTTCTCTAAACTTTTTGCCACTCCCCCAAGCCTATATCCGTTATGTTTTGCACAAAGGAAACAAGGGAAAGGAGTGCTTTTGGGTTATCCAATATAGCTTTATCGCCATCAATCCAGCAGTTTTCTAAATAGATGCGAACCGCTTTTAACAACCCTCCGTTTTGCAAAGATTGCAGGATTAAATCCATAATGTGTATTTGCCCCGTTTCTATCCCATGCACTAAAGCAAAAACCTCTTTGTCTTTTACTTTGCACTTTAGTAAAAAAACTTCGTCATGCAACTTTTTGTATTGGGCGATTTTTTCGCCCCAAACTTCCAAGTCTGCTTCGGTTATCAATTTTTCGTTATCCACCGAGAGCCACCCCCGTTGGCTTGAAAGAAATTGCGCCTATGAAAAGCGGGATTTCCATTTCAATAGATTTGTCATTTTGGCTCATGTCACGCCCATTTTCCAAGAATACGCACGATTGAAGGATGTGCGTATCTACTTTCGTTTCCGAAGCTTGAAACTGCACCACTACATCAAAAGGTTCTATTTCGAGGATTGAACCGCTTACGCTTACAAGCTCCAAAAGTTGCAACTCCTCCATTTGCAAGGTTATGCTTCCCTCATTCGCTACGTTTCCGTAGCTAATGCCTACCATTTTATTACCTGCACCATAAACACCTTCCACCTCTTGGGTTTCTTTGTAGTTTATAGCGGTAACCCCCGTTAGGGTTCGCCCAAGCAAACGTATTTCTACATTTGCCCACGCATATTGTTTCCCATTTACTAAAGCCTGTGCCATTTTATACAAGTTTTACAGTGTAGCCTATTGTTATATCTATGTGTCTTGCAACGCCTACAGGCACAAGTTGCAATGTAATATCCACCGTTGAGGTGGCAAGGACGTTTTGAGTAGGCAAGATTGTAACCTTGCCTCCGCTTAATTCTCCATTTGCAGTCATTAGGCGGATTGGTTGTTCACACAAAGCCTCAAGTTCTTTGATGGTTGCACGCGATATTTGCCCTGTACTTGGATTAGCATACACAGGTGAGTTCAAACGTGGCAGGATAGCAGTACGCACTAAACGCACACACTTATCAATAGCACGGTTTTTCTCTATGTCTGCATAATCGGAAGTAATAACTACAGCCGTGTGGCTATCATTCGCATACGTACCCGAAATACCTACCAATGTGCGCAAAAAGATATACCCTTTCGTATTCAATCCGTTGGTAACTGTATCAGTGATTGCAGAGAAAAGCGAGCCATTTGCAAACGCAGGCGTTTCCAACTCCGTACCATCAGAAAGATTGAATTTTGCAACCCATCCAATATTTTCGTGAACCAACGCCTTTGAGATTGCCCCCAAAATTGCGCCTATGCAAGTGATTGAAGTCGAGCTATAAAGCCCATCGCCGACCGCTCCACCATCTTGTCCAATGACAACCGAAACGTTAGGAGCTACCAAAGCCCGCAAATCAGGTAGGGTACTAAGGTCGGTAACTGCACTTATGTTCACCGCATACAAAACTTGTATAGGCTTATGCGCAGCAAACAAGGTAGTAACAACCGCTTGTATAGCCACCAAGTCTGCAGCCAAATTGGTATTTGTGCGACCAGTAGCATAAATGGCTACTTGACGTATTGCGCCCAAAGCAGTATTTTGCAAGGTTGCAAGTTCCGTAAAATTCCAAGTGCTGGGCGTTGCAAAATAACCTACCCAAAGCTCCGCCCCTGCGTTTTGGCGAAAGAACTCTGATATGTGGTAGTTTTCAGTTGGATATGCACCTGTAGTCAAACCTACAGCTTCTGCCTCCAAAAGGCTGTACACTTTCTTCACTGTATCCGTACCAAAGCCTGCAGGCTTTGTTCCAAAGAACATTATCGCGCTAATATGGTCTTGTGAGGGGAACTCTTTTGCAAGCCCCCCTTGCCCTTTGGTTATTGTTATGTCGTTCAATGCCATTATTATTTATTTTTGGCTTCTTTCTCAACCTTTGGAGGCGTAAAAAACTCCTCTCGTGTTACCGTTTCAAACTCTAATCCAGAGTGCTTTGCGCTTTCTTCATTCCAAAAAAAATCGCCGTTTTCTAAGATGAAGACTACCCCTAAATCGGGGCGAGCTTCAAATGTTTCTTTGATGCCTTGATAATCCTTTTTCATTATGCAGAATAGATTACAACTTCTTCAGTGAAACCAACTTGCACACCTACTTTCAAAAGCATTTTGCAGAAATGCAATTCGCTATTTGCCTGTAGTTTTTCCATTTGTACCGTTTCCATGTTGTTTCCACGAGAAACGCCGATACGGAAATTTGATTGAAAATCATTACTGAAATTACCTGCAATGATTGTATCTTTAGGCATACCAACCAAACGAACCAACTCCTTGCCACGATAAACAGTAGGAATGCCGTTTTCTGGCGAAATAGATTTGTTGGTAAGGGCTACCAAAGCGTCCCCATAAAATTCGTGGTCAGCAGAACTGATAGCGATTTTGTAATTAGGGCTATCCAATACGGCTTGAGGTGTAGCTGCGTAAACCGCCTGCAATTTCGATAAAATGTTAGCGGCTGTAAGAGCTACAGGAGAAGCGATTTTTACTGTATTTGCGTCAGCGTTCAAAAGATATTTGAAGCCATCAAATTTGTTGTAAGGCGCAGCTTCTGCTGTTGCGGTTTTGCGGTTTTTCCATACAGCCGTACCCAAATAGTTATCGTGTACTTTCAAAACTTCGTCAAGCAAAACCATACGCACAGGCTCAGGAAGCTCGCGGAATACGAGTTCGCCATTCATTGCATATTCGTACCAATGATGTTCAAAATCTCGAGGATTGAACTCAAAGTATATCATATAGTCTTGAGGCGCAAGAATGCGCTCAGTGTAGGTAGGTGTACCTGAAGCGGTAGGCGTTGCGGCGCGGTCTTGGATAATGTTATCCAGTGTGAGCCGTTGGATATTTTCCTTATCCTCCACAAGGCGAGGGTACAACAAACCTTTGTTCATTGCTTCAAAGCCTGTGATTACGCGGGTTAGTATGCGGTCATCAAATGTCCCCGCAAAATTAGTGGTGATTGAATTTGCCATCTCTATTTTTTGCGGTTATATTCCGCCATTGTTGGAAATTTGGTTTCAGTTTGGGTATTCGCAATTTGCTTTTGAGCGTCCACCATTTTTGTTTGGGCAGGCATAGCGTCAATGGCTTTTTTCGCGGTCTCTAAATTTACGCGGGCTATTTCAAGCCATTCGTCCTTTACAGTGTTCGAGATTTTGCGTTCTTTCACAGCATTTTCAACCAAAGCAACAATCTTTGCCTCTTTTTCTTCTTTCTCTTTTTCAAGATAAGTGTTCAAAGATGTGTTCAGGCTTGCGTTTGCTTCTGTGAGCGTTTTCACTTGCAAAGCAGCAGTATTCAAAGCGTTTTTAAGGTCGCCTATACTTGCCACGATTGCGTCCTCGCTTCCTTCTGTAAGTCCGAGTGCCACAATGATTTTTTTCATATCATTTGTTGTTTTTGCTGCTAAATTAAATCTATCAAAATTGGCTACTAACCCCTCTTTTTTTACTTTGTCCACAATGTCTTGAGGCATTTCAATTCCTGTATAAATAATCTCATCAATAAAACCAAGTTCGAGTGCTTCATTTGCATCTAACCAAGTTTCTGCAGACATCAATTCTTTAATTTTTTCTATACTTTGCCCCGTTGCATTTGCGTAAATTTTGGCGCAACTTTCAATAGCTTTGTCCACCATTATTTTTTGGCTATCTTCTAATTCTTCATAATTAGGCGCATCAGGCATATATGGATTGTGTATCATTATCAATCCATAATCTACCATTTTACGCTTCCCTTTATTGCAAGAAACAGATACCACACTCGCCATGCTACAGGCAAACCCCTCGATAGTACTTCCTATTGGTTTGGGGCAATTTCTGATAGGGGAAAGTATGTCAAAACCTCCTGACATAGAGCCACCAAAAGAATTGATAAGCAATTCTATTTCGGTGCATTTAACGTCTTTTACATATTCAGTGATTTCTTGAGATAGATAATTTCCGTCTGTCCCCCAACCTGAATTTATGTCCCCGAATAGCTTTATTTGTTCTTTCATAGCACGAAAATACGTATATGCAAAAATACGTTTATTGCATCTTTTTAATGCAAAGTTTTTGCATATTGTTTGGACATTTTGTCCAATGTTTTCGTCATAATGTCCGATATTTAAATCGCATATTTGCGTATATTTGCAGTATGAAAGCAACCATTTTACAAAAGGTAGAAGAGGCTAAAAAACTCTTTTCAGAGTTGCACAAACCTCACATCAAAAAGGAGTACACCCAGCAATGCGTTGGCGAAAAACTTTTTGTTTCAACAAGGACAGTTAGGCGTTATTTGAATTATTGATATGTTTGTAACATTAGCGGATTTTCAGGTGCAAATACAAGAGGTGCATTTGTTGGAAGTCCTTGAAAATGACTTAACTATAGTAACACGCATTTCTATAATAGCTCAAAGCGAAATAGAAAGCTACTTGCGTGGGAGCTTTGATGTTGCAAAAATATTCTTTCCTATAACGAACTATAGCGCGGTTGTAACCTACGCTGTTGGTAATGTAGTAAGGTATAACGACCTGCTCTATGTTTGCAAACTTGCAAGTACGAACAACTTGCCTACCAATACGACTTATTGGGAGCAAGAAGACACCCGCAACCTGTTAATTTTAATGTATTTGGTGGATATCGCCTTATACCACCCTCATAGTAGAATAATGTTAAATAACGTCCCTCAAATGAGGATTATCCGATATGAGCAGGCTATTTCGTGGCTCGAAGCTGTATCAAAAGGAAAACTTAGCCCTGACTTGCCTACCTTACCTGATACACTACCCAATAACTTCAAAATGATTTCAACGCCCACCAATGTTTGGTATTACTAAAACGCCATGACCGAAAAAGTAACCTATGAAGTAGTTATTCGTGACCTTGCAAGCAAAGGTTTTATGAACATTCAAAATGCAGGAACTCAAGCATTTTCGGGTGTGAATAATAGCGTGCAAGGCACTCAAAACACGCTTAGTGGGTTATTGACTAAAATTGGTTTGGTAGGTGGGGCTTTCGCTGCAATACAAGGCATCAAATCTATTGGCAAAATGGGTATTGATGCGGAGCAAACAGGAGTAGCGTTTGAAGTAATGCTAAAAAGCGTAGATAAAGCAAAGGTAGTGTTAGGCGAGTTAAAAGAATTTGCTAAGGTTACACCGTTTAACCAAGAAGATGTTATAAAAAGTGGTCGTTCTTTATTAGCTTATCAATTCAAGGCGGAAGAGTTAATACCTACCTTAAGAAAAGTAGGCGATGTAGCGGCTGGAGCGCAAGTACCGATAGCCGAGCTTACCGCTATATTTGGAAAAGCAAAATTAGGCGGTGTTATACAAGGGGATGATCTTAACCAATTGGCGGGCAGGGGGATACCTGTTTTCGAGGAGCTTGCCAAGGTTATGAATGTCCCTGTAGGTTCAATAAAAAAATTAGGCGAAGAAGGTAAAATAAGCTTTTCGTATTTAGACAAAGCTTTTTCTAATATGTCTTCAGAGGGAGGAATGTTTTTCAATTTAATGGATAAGCAATCTAAAACCGTAGGAGGTCGGATTTCTTCTTTAATGGATGGTTTCGCTGAACTTGGTTTAATGATAGGTAATACTATGTTGCCTGCTATTGGCTATATTGTGGATTTTGCGAGTGCTGTTTTAGAAAGAACACGTATCATTAGAACGGCTTTTGAAAATGTTGCAATAGCTTTAACGCCTATAACAAGTATTCTAAACAATGAATTTGGCAAGGCTTTAACCCCTATTCAACTTGCTTCAAAATTCATATCTTTTTTGACAGATGCGATTTATGCGTTTTTGCCTATTATCCAAAATGTAGCGGTTGTACTTTCGCCTTTAATTCAATGGGTTATTGATTTTGGGAAAGCTGTTTACGTACAACTTGCCCCAACTTTGAAGGTTATAAGCGATATATTCCAATCGTTAGCCCCGTACATATACGCGGTTATGGATTCACTTACACACGCGGTAAATATAACCTACCTCACAGGTGTAGCTTTTAATAGCCTTAGATATATTTTGCAAGTGGTGGGCGGGGTACTGATTTTTGTTGCAAAGGTGCTTACCCCTATTTTACAGCTACTTATTTCTATTTCAGGCTATCTTATAACAGGCGCAATGAACGCTTGGAAAAAGTTTAGTGACTTTGTCATGTACATAATAGATTCAATCCGTTGGGCATTGGACGGCATAACAAATACAATATATGGAATGGGCGAGGCATTAGGGATTGTAAGCAAGCAGGTTTCAGATTTTGACAAGAAAATGCACGAATCCAAATATGGAAAGGGCGGAAGCTCGGTTGCTTTTTTTCTTGAAGAAGGTGCAATGAGTACACTTCCTAAAAAAAGCAAAGCTACAGATACGCCTACAAGTTTGTCCGCAGGCTCGCCTACCAACTTGCCTACAGGTACACCTGAAAACAGCATAAAAGCAGGCATTGCAGGGGTGCAAGGGGACGCAAAAGCGGCGCGAAATATTACCATCAATATCAATAATTTAATTAACACTTTGGAGGTAAAAAGCGGTATGGACTTGCAAGGCATAGAAACAAGCGTAAAAGATAGCAGTTTGAAAGGCATCATGACAGCTTTGAGAGATACAAGTTTAATGGCAGGCGAATAATGGAAAATACATTTAGATTACCCAGTACAACCATCATGCAATTATTTAGCACTGTGAAGCAAGACAATGTTTTTGTCTTGCCTGAAAGTGTTATTACCGCCCCTACTTCGCAAATACAAAGTAAAAGCTATTTAGGCACGCCTATAATCCAATACTTACAAATTGATGCAGGAACTTACAAGACCGCTTCAGGCGAGTTCAAAAGTTACGAGGGGCTGTTTATCGATGCGGTGGTTATGACTGTATCTCAAAAGAAAAACATTGTTAAAACACCTGTTTTTGGCAGAAGCGGGACTTTCAAAGAATACATTGCGGATGGCGATTTTGATGTAAATATACAAGGAGTGTTGCATAACTCAGCAAGGCAGGCACCAGATGTAGCTATACAGATTTTACGCCAAATTTGCGAAGCCCCTGCCTCGATGCGGGTTGCAAGTCCGTTCCTTGAGATGTTTGATATTTGGGACTTGGTTATAGAAAATTACAGCTTTTCACAGGAAAAAGCAGGCAAGGTAAATGTGCAAATGTTTGAACTTTCTTGTGTATCTGATTTACCGTTTGAATTAGTAAAAGAATGAAACAAGTTACCACCACAATAAGGATACAAGACAAAAACGGCGTGTTTTATGTTTTCAAATATGCAAACTCTATTTCTATAGAATCGCGTTTTGACAAACTGACTGATACTGCACACGTTGTTTTGCCTAAAAAAGTAGCTTGGAAAGAAGATGCAATAGAAGGTATAATTGTGAGGGGAGGTAAAGTTGAAATTTGGGCAGGGTATGACTTTCAAGAAGCCAAAATATTTGAAGGCTATATATCCGAAGTGCATACAAAAATACCCTTTGAAATTGATTGTCAAGATGCGGCATGGGTGCTAAAGCAAACAAGCATCAAAAGCAAATCCTATCAAAACGTTACGCTCAAAACGCTGTTGGCAGATGTTTGCCCTATTCCATTTGAGGCAATAGACGTAAATTTGGGGCAATTTCGCATTACGAATGTTACGGTGGCGCAATTACTTGACGAATTGAATAAAACGTATGCTTTACGTTCTTTTGTGAGGGAAGGCAAGTTGTATTGCGGTTTGTCTTTCTATCCAGATTTGGCAAAGGATTATACCTATACTTTTGAGCAAAATATCATATCAAATGACTTGGAATACAAGCGGGCTGAAGATGTAAAAATAAAGGTAAAGGCAATATCCATCTTGCCTACCAATAAAAAGATTGAAAAAGAATTAGGCGACCCTGATGGCGAATTGCGTACCCTACCCTTTTACAACTTGAGCGAAAGTGAATTGGTAGCAAGCGCACAACGCGAATTGGATAGGCTAAAAGTAGAGGGTTACGAAGGTAGTTTTCTGACATTTGGCATTAACCCAATAAAGCACGGAGATAGAGTAAGGCTAATTGATAAAAGACTTGGTAGAGATTGTACCTACCTTGTAAAAGCTGTAAAAACAAATATTTCTACTTCGGCAGGTTACAAACAAACAATATCCTTAGAT